TCAATCCTCCAGGTCTGGAAACGAGAACGCTCCTGCGATCCGCCTCTGCCACCACGGCACCAGTGCGGTCTCGCAGACGGAGCGCCCCCAATAGGCGTGGATGATCCGACCGGATTGCACAGCTCCCACCGAAAGGATGGCGCAGTGTTTTGCCGGAACTCCACTTGCCATTCGGAAAAAGAGTGCGTCGCCGGGCCTCGCTTGGCCTATCGGCACTTCCACGAGATGACGGCGGGCCGCATTGATGAGCAGATCACCACCGGAACGTTCGGCCCAGTCCGGTGTGTAACCGGGTGGGCGCTCGGGCTCCGGTCCGCGCACATCGCGCCACACACCCCGCAGCAAGCCAAGGCAATCGGCGCCGACACCCTTCTTGCTGGCCTGGTGACGATATGGCGTCCCGATCCAGCTCCTGGCCGAGAGCAGTATCCGTTGCCGGTTCAATACTGGCGTCCTGCAGCAGGGCCGGCAAGCAGGAAGTCTGTGCCCGGCATATGCTCGAAGCCGCGAAAATTGATGACATTGTCGAAAGTGTCGCGACAGGTTGTGAATGTCTGGTCACACGTCTTGCCCGCGATGTCGGGGCGATCCGTGTCGACGCCACACCGGACATCACCCAGAACCGCATCGCACTGACGCGTGTAGGCCCTACCAAGCAACCGTGAAAAGTCAGCCTTGATAGACAGGAGTTCAGCTGAAAAGCTGGTGCCATCGTGCTCTACCTGCCCGAGACGCCCCGACCAGATGTGCGCGATACGCTCAGCAGTCTTCCAGTCGGCCCTGAACACCTCCACGCTCGCACCGTCCCAAATGCCCTCAGACAGGTCGTGCGAACTGATCGCATCGGTTTCGAGCGCGCCCTCCACCTCAGCGCGCCCCGGCGCAAGATCTGCGGTGAGGGTGAACCGGCTGGACTGGATCAGGGCGCCGGGCAGGTAGATCTCATTGTCAATCTCCAGCGGCTTGTCATGCTCGCTCAGGCGCAGGACATGGCCATCGGCCCTTGTAAGCACCCAACACTGGCAGGTTGTGCTGATCGACGAGGCTGAACCATCGAAGAGAACTGTCATGGATTGGCTCCCAACAGCTCGACGAGTTCAACCTTTGCGATCCGGCCCGAGGAAACACCCTCAAGGCTCGCCTCAATGCGATCGGATGCAAACCGGACCGGGCAATCGAATTCGAAGCCTGCAGATACGGTGGCCCCGCTCATCGGCGGACTGGCAAACTGCACGATGCCTGCATCGTGATCGATCGAAACACCTGCGCCCTGGACGTCGCCATCAACGGCAACAACAACCGTATCGGGCACAGGCTTCAGGATCCGTCTTTGGACATCGCCATAGGCCTTTATGAGCGGGAACTCGGTCGCAGCGCCGTCTGCCAGCCCAAGCAGCTGGTCTGTCGGGCCCGGCACCTTGTCAGGGGCACAAGAGCGATCATCGGTGAAGTCCCGGAAGCGAAACCCATGCAACGGTCCGCGCCGCGCTTCGAAGAAGGCCATCACATCGTGCAGTTCATCGAGCGTCTGTATGGCTCCACCCACATCGAAACGGCGTCTTGAAGCCGACCAGACCGCATTTCGCTGTTCACCGCCACTTGCGAGGTTGAGGATTTCCGTGCGCCGCTCGGGGCCTCCTACCGCGCCGAAGGCAACGGCCAGCGGAAAACGCACATCGTGAAATTCTGCGAGACTCATGCTGCCCCTCCCCCGGCCGAAACCACGGCGCGGCATAGAATCTTCAGGCGCATCAGCCCCCGAAAATGTCGCCGGTCTGGCGGGCGCACAACGTCCGTGTAGACGACATAACGATAGACAATGTCCTGGCCGTTCAGGGCCAGAGGCACCCTTTGAGCGGCAGAGGACAGGCCGTCGACCAGTTCAACCGCTCGTCGGCGCCCGCCATCGCGAGACGCCGTGACAAAGGTCATGCGGTGCATCCGGGCCTCGGCACCAATGAACGATGCGTCCTCGCTCTCTACACGCTCAAGCGAGGCGAAGGGAAACAGCTCTCGCTCGGTTTCGCCATCGAAAACGCGCGGAGGCGTCCCGAAGGCAGCGCGCACATCCGGATTGTTTCGCAGGCCGGTCAGCAATGTATCGATCAACTCGCTGTCGGCACCGGGGGGCATGAACACGAATGCACTCATAGCCGCACCCTCCGGTGGGCTGACAGGATTTCTGTGACGGCTCCTGACAGCTCCATCGCCCGACCCGGGCCGAGAGGTTCGAGATAAGTCGATGCGGCGATCATCCTTATTGCCATTTTCAGGTCGGCCGGGACGTCTTCAGGGTCGCCATACCCGGCTTCGAATGTGACCTCGACGCAACCATCGACCGGCACAGGCGGCGCGATGCTCCACGGACGAAGCAGAAGCCTCCCGCAAGCCAGCCGAAACCGGCCGGTGACGTCCTCGTCACCGTGGGTATCGCTTTTCACGATCACAGCTGACAGTGACGCCACCGGCCCGGGAAGCAGCATGGCACCGCGACCGGACACCGAGGCTGGCCAACCGCGATAGGTGCGTTGAAGCGTTTGCCGGACTAGCACCTGGTCGAGTTCAGTCTCGACCCGTTCGGTGGCTGCGGCGTTGAGTTCGGCTACAAGCGCGTCTTCGCCATCATGGCCGATCCTGAGATAGTCCTTCAGCTCATTATCGGGCACAGGAAGCGCGTCCGGCGGCGTGATCACCGTCAGTGTCATGGTCGTGTTCCGTCTTGTTGGTTGCGGTCAGGTGGCGATCTGGGCCGCTACACCATCGCCTTCAGCTTGGAGATGATGTCACCGCTAAGCGGCAGGCCCACTTCGCGCAGCAGCACGTCGTCGATACCGGTTTCGGTGTCGCGGATCAGGGTCGCCAGGGTTTCGGCAGCCTTGGTCGTGAATTCGTCCTGCTGGGTTTTGGTCAGCGCGGCGGCCTGGCGGATGATGGATATGATGACAGCTTCAATCATTGTGAGGTTCCTCGTTCTGGAAGCAAAAGGACCCGGCCTTTCCAGGTTTTGGAAAGGCCGGGCTTTGAAAGGCCTGGCTAGAAGCTCATGACCTTGATCGCGTCGAAGTTCTGAACGCCGCCGCCCACGCGCTTGGAAGTGTAGAAAAGCACGTAGGGTTTGGCCGAGAAGGGATCGCGAAGGACCCTCGAGCCCTGCCGGTCTACGACCAGGTAGCCGCGCCGGAAGTCGCCGAATGCGATGGCCGCGTTGCCAGGCCCGATGTCTGGCATGTCTTCGATCTCGGTCACCGGATAGCCCATCACCGTGGCCGCTTCGCCGCCGCTTCCGGGTTGCCAGAGGTAGCGTCCGTCAACATCCTTCAGCTTGCGCACAACCGAGACGGTGCGGCGGTTCATCACAAACCGGCCATTGGCACGGAACTGGGACTTTGGTGCATAGATCAGGTCGATCAGCTGGTCGGCCGCATCGGTGACGGTGAAGTCGCCTGGAACCGATCCGATCTGGCCCCATCCGTGGCTCGCATCATCGACGATCGTGTAATCGAGCAATCCCTTCGGCTTGCCCACTCCGTCCCCGTTTATGAAGGCCGCGCTTTCCTGGGCTGAGAAGGCCACCTCGACCTCATCAGCCAGCCAGGCATCAACGTCCGAATAGGAATCCTCCAGCAGCGTCTGGGTCGCAGCCGGCATGGCGTAGAGCTCGCCCGTGGGAAAGTCGAGAAGAGCCAGGCTCGGCGAAGCCGTCTCAATGCGGGCATCGGTCTCGCCGGCCCAGCTCGCAGCCGCGCCCAGGCCGACGGGCTTGCGGTAGACGCCTGCCGATGTCTGGCGCACCGTGGCGATCGCACGCATGGGAGATGCAGCCTGGAGCCTCGCCTCGATCAGGCGATCGAGTTCGGGCGGGGCAACATACCCGCCCTGGTCATCCGTCCCGGTGTTCAGCGACTTGGTGTCGAGACGCGCAAGCCCGCTTTCGTCGCCGCTGCGAAGATAGCGCTGCCAGGCCTGGCTGTGAGCAATGTCCTCATGGGCAGGGCGGGCATTTTCGGCATGTGGGCCGGCGGCCTTCAGGCTGAGCGCTTCAAGACGCCGGTCGATGCGTGCGAGCCGTTCGTCTGTCAGAGGATCTGCAGTGCCGCGCTGCTCGACTTCCGCCAGACGGGCATCATTGGCCTGTTTGTAGGCCTCGAAAGCGGCCATAATGTCGGCGTCTCCCGGCGCAATGGCCGGAGACATCTTGGTTTCTTGGGTCATGGGAACTCCTGTTTGACCAGTGAAAGTGTCAGGCCGCCCGAATGCGCTTGGCGGGGACGCCGAAGCGCGCCGCCGTCTGCATGGGATCGGCCACAAGGGAAATCTCGACCAGTTCGAGATCAATGAGGTCTCGGCCTTCACCGACGCGCGGCCTGGCCAGCCGAGGGCGAAAGCCGATGGAAAGCCCGTCAAGTCCGCGATCGATGAGCGTGATCGCTCCTTGAGACTCCACGAGCCCCCTTACAAAGAGGCCGCGCCCATCCTCGATGAGCCGGGTCCAGCGCCCGACACGGGCAGCAGGCTTGTGTTGCAACAGCATGGGTATCGACACCCCACCGCGCAGCGACCGCGAAAAGGCACCCGCCCGGACACAATCGCCAACCTGATCAGCCTGGCCAAAGACGGCGGCATAGCCCTCGATAAGCACTGCCCGGCTCATTCATCCGCCTCCAGCCGGGCCTCAATTCGGTCGAGTTGGTCGCCAATGGCCTCGACACGTGTTTCGAGCCGGGCGAGCAGGACATGGTCTTTCTGGGACGTCGGCGCGGCACGCTCCAGCGCTTTCAGCCGCTCGGCCATGCTACCGGCCCAGATGAAGGCTGCGGCCAGTTGCATGCAGATCGCGAAAATGAGCCCGTAGGTCAGGCGCCGTTCAGATGTCTCGCTCTGGGACGTCATGCCGGCTCTCCGTCCAGCGGCGGCAGTCCTGCCATGGCGCGCTTTTCGTTGGACGTAAGGAAGTTTGCCTGTTCAAGGCGGGCAAAGAGATCGGCACGTTCTACCGCCAGAGCCGGCACCGCATCCACAACGCAGCGCAGGTGGCTTTCATCCGGAAAACGCGGAACCAGCCAGTTCGACAGTGCCTTGGCCACACGCTCGGCCAATGGCAACACAGTCATTTTCCAGAAGGCTGCATTCGCCTCGCGATAGTTGGAATAGGTGTTGTCACCTGGAATGCCAAGCAACATGGGTGGCACACCAAAGGCCAAGGCGATCTCGCGGGCGGCAGCATTGCGCGCGGCCTGAAAGTCCATGTCAGCGGGCGAAAGCGACATCGGCTTCCACTCCAGCCCGCCTTCCAACAGAAGGGGCCGCCCCGCATTGCCGGGCCCGGTATGGGTGCTTTCCAGCTCTTCCTTGAGCCTCTGGAACTGTTCATCTGTGAGGTGCGCGCCGTCCTTTCCGTACACCAGGGCGCCAGATGGGCGGGCCGAATTGTCCAAAAGAGCCTTTTGCCAGTCAGCTCCGCCCGAGTGTAGGTCAAGCGCCTTTCGCGCCGGGCTGAGCGGGGCCAGGCCATAGACATCATCACCGGGATGGAACAGCTTGACGTGCAGCACGGGCAACCAGCCATCGTCGCTGCGTTCAATGCGCCGCCGCGTGCGCCCGACTTCGTAGGTCCAACCTTCGATCCAGCCATTATGGCCGGTGATCGCCTTCATCCTGTCTGGGCGCAGGATAAAGAGCGCGCCGGGCGGCTCATCATCAGCAAGCGTCACGGCTTCAAGATAGGCATTCCCGGAAATCTGGAGGTGGGCGTGGAGCGCCTGCAGCAGGCTGGCACCATCCATATCCGGCAGCGGACGGGCCAGGAGACGCGACAGGGCACCTTTCCCGGCATCGATCGGGACACTTGCAGCCGCCTCTGCGACCATGCGGATACATCGGTATGCCACCGCGTTGGCGAGATACCCATCCCGCATCAGCGCACCGGGGCTGCGGCTGCCCCATTGGGGATGGCCCAGCTGGGACAGCGCGATCAGTGGCGAGACGGCGGTCTTTGCTTCCGCCGTGCGAGTGAAGGGCCAGGCCAT